CGCGTAATTGTCAGACAATCCGGTACATTTTGGGCATGTACCAGACCCCCAAAAATTAGGGTCAAAATGTACCTAAATTGTCAGACAATCCAAAAGAGGTACATTTTAGGTACATTTTGAGTACATCAACAAAATCAAGAGTTTATGACATCGCATGTACCAAAATGTACCAAGGTATGTACCAAGATGCCGGTCAAAATCCGCTCGGTACATTTTTCACCCCCCCCCCTATAGGGGGGGGTGAATATGTACCGGCGTGTACCGGGGTACTTTTTGTGGATAAAACTAACCCCGTTTCGGGGTGCTTTTTATCCGTGTGGTGTCCCACTTGAGAGATGAAATCCGCGTTTAGTTAATAGGAGGTGAAGAGATGCCAATCAAAGATTTACTCAAGAGCAAAGATGATCCCTTCCGCAATGCTGGTCCAATGGACTTGAGCCAGTGGCGGAGAATACCAGGGCTCTACCGTCGGTGGGAGTTTGCCCAGATTGTGAACGATCACGATTCAATCAGCTTTGAGCTCGCCGGTGAGGCCAAGGACGGCACCGAGCTTTGGGCGCTCTATCGATTCGAGCCAATGAAAGAATTGTAAGCACCGCTGGCGTTGATGGTGCGAAGTATGCGATGCTGGTGCCGTCGGAGTTCGCCGACCGGTCAACGTCATACTTAGTTCGCATCAATGACTGATGGCGTTGACCACGGCGGAACCGGAAGGCAGGATTGAGCATAAGGGGGAGCTATGCTCGGAGGGACAAAGCGTAAGCCGTGGCTGGTGCTCGAGTACCGACCAGGGCCAGGGCATCACTGGCGCACGGTGTCGGCTCTGCATGATAGTCTCGAAGATGCTTATGACTCTCTGCGTCAATTGTGGGGACCATCGACCGAGGTGCAGATGTACATCCCTCAAGAGGTCGCGGCCCTTCATGGTGCGTTTGACGTGGAGGCTGACTGATGGCGGTCAAGAATTGCAAAGCCAAAGGGACACGAGCCGAGCACCGGTGCATGAAGCAGCTCGAGGCGCTTGGCTATCGATGCACTCGCGCAGCGGCGTCACTCGGTGAGTGGGACATCATCGCGATCGGTGCCGAGGATACGCGGCTGGTGCAAGTGAAGTGCAATCGACGGCCAGGCTCGGCGGAGATGGCGCGGCTCAGAGCCTTTCAGTGCGGTGAGCTAGTCAGTAAAGAGGTCTGGGTGTACAAAGACGGGAAACCGCGTGAGCCGATTGTGGAGGTGCTTTGATGGCTGAGAAAAAGAAGGGACCAGGCAGGAAGCACAAAGAGCTCACCGAAGAGATGGAGCGACGGTTTCTTGATGCTATCCGAGTCGGCTGCCCTATCAAGGACGCGTGCGGCTGCGCGGGCATCTCAGAGTCGCTTTTTTACGGTTGGATGATTGAGGCAGACGAAGGCAAAACGAAGCGCTCAGGCCGTTTGATGGAATTTAAACAGCGCATTAAAGAGGTTGAGGGCGAAGCAACTTCCAATTGGCTGGCGGTCATCGAGGAAGCAGCCCGAAACGGCACTTGGCAAGCAGCGGCTTGGAAGCTCGAGCGGCGTCGAGGTATGACGCAAACAGTCAAACAAGAACTCAGCGGTCCCGATGGTGGCCCAATTAAACAGGAAACAACTGATGCCCGTGAGCAGCTCTTGGCTCGATTGGCTAGCATCGCAGAGCGAAGCGAAGAGGACTAAGATCCTTGGTGAGTTTAGCGATGACGAGATCGCGCTCTTAATGAGCGACTGGCGCTTTACAGCCAGGCCGGAGCAGCTCGCGCCCAATACCGCGTGGAGGACTTGGTTGCTCATGGCTGGTCGAGGTTTCGGCAAGACGCGGTGCGGCTCCGAGTTCGTGATTGACGAAGTGCGTCAAGGCAGAGCTAAACGCGTCGCGCTCGTAGGTCGTACCGCTGCCGACTGCCGTGATGTCATGGTGGAAGGTCAGAGCGGAATCCTAGCGTGCTCGCCGGATGACTTCCGCCCGGAGTATGAGCCCAGCAAGCGGCGACTCACCTGGCCCAATGGCGCAGTTGCTTCGACCTACAGCGCCGACAAGCCTGACCAGCTCCGAGGGCCGCAGCATGATCTTGCGTGGGCTGACGAGCTTGCAGCCTGGCAGCGGTGGGATTCTTGGGACCAACTTCAATTCGGTATGCGACTCGGTGACAACCCCCGCACCATCGTCACCACTACACCAAGACCGCTCACCGCTCTCAAGCGTCTAGCCGATGCCGATGACACGCACGTGACGCGAGGGCGCACGAGCGACAACGTGCACAACCTGGCGGCGTCCTTCATCGCTGCAATACATGACCGGTATGCAGGTAGTACGCTCGGAAGACAAGAGCTCGAGGGTGAGCTCTTGAGCGAGCTGCCCGGTGCTCTCTTCGCACGTCGAGACATCGAAGAGAACCGCTGCAAAGATGCGCCATCAATGCAGCGCATCGTGGTCGCCATCGACCCCGCGACCACCAGCAAAGAAGGCAGCGATGAGAGTGGCATCGTGGTTGTGGGTATGGCTGGCCGTGACTTCTACGTACTGGCTGACCTTAGCTTTAAGGGCACGCCCGAGAAGGTCTGTCGCAGAGCTATCGAAGCCTACAATGATTTCAAGGCTGACCGCATCGTAGTCGAGGCAAACCAGGGCGGTGACACTTGGCGCACCATCATCGAGGGCATCAACCCCACCGTCGCAATCAAGAGCGTTCACGCATCGCGAGGTAAGCAAGCTCGAGCTGAGCCCGTTGGCGCACGATACGAACAAGCACGAGTCCATCATGTTGGGATTTTCGAGCGGCTTGAAGATCAGCTCTGCAACTATGTCCCATCGATGACACGCGAGTCACCTGACCGTCTTGACGCTCTGGTGTGGGCGGTGACTGAGCTTGATGAGTCCACGATGCCAATCATCTCGATTAACCCGAGCGATGGTAGCAGAGGCGCACAAGTATGGTTATGAGAACACCAGAGCCGAGTTTCAGAGGCACGAGGGCAGGACCGGGAGCGAGGCAAGCTGAGGCACGCTCCAAGGCGATGGCTGGCCAGATTAAGGCAGTGCTTGACCGATACCTCAAAGAGCTCGTCGATGAAGAGGTGAGGCTTGTGCGTGCAGTGGTCAAAAAGACCATCGAGACCGCAGAGCAGCGAGCAATCAACGCACTGGTCGCAATCCTTCAGACTGGCGGCTTGCGCGAGGTCCAAGACGCTGGCAACCGCTCGATGGGTGCCGGTCAAAAGTTCATCATACCACCAACTTTCCAAGAAGAGTTCTTGCGTGAGAAGACGGTGCTGGCGACTGGCTTGGTTGAGCAAGTGCGCGAAGAGTTCCAGCGCAATATGGGAAACCAGATTGGTCGGTGGATGACTGAGGAGCCCGGCATCACATCGAGTGAGCTTGCGCGGCGCATTAGGTTCTCAACCTATCTCGATGATGCGGAGGTCTTGGCACCAGGGCAGAAGCCCACCAAGGTCGCTCTGCAACCGCTGGAGCGTGGACCTGCTATCGTGCGCAATGTTTGGGGCCGTTCATCGCTCATCGCACGTACTGAGATGATGCAAGCGCAGAATCAAGGCAATCTCAAAGCGCTCGAGGCGAGTGGTGTTGAGTACGTCGAGTGGTCATCATCGCTCACCGATGGTGGTCGTGGTCATCAGGAACTCAATCGAGACGTGAGACGCCTTGGCGATTATTTCACTTTGCCCGATGGCTCAGAGATGCGATGGCCAGGTGATAACAGCAGAGGCGCAGGCATCAAGCACATCGCCAATTGTAGGTGTACGATTAGAAGACCAAGCAGGGCGAGAATCCGCCAGCTTAAAGCAGAAGGGAAGTTGGTATGAGTGACGATAATGAACACGAGAACCCGATAGACATTTTTGAGCTCTATGGTCAGACCGGTCTCAAATCGATGGGCGGTGAGATCACTGAAGAGTTTCTTAATGACCTCAAGAACCCCAAAGGGCGGCGGATGTTCCGCGAGATGGCCGAAAATGACGCCATCGTGGGTGCGTTCCTGTACGCCATCAAAACGCTCGTGCGACAGGTCGATTGGACGGTTGAGCCAGGTGCCGACAACGATGAGGCGCGTGCGGTGGCTGAGTTCGTGGAGGGTGCGCTCTTTGAAGACCTTGATCGAACCTGGACCGACACAATCAGCGAGATCTTGAGCTTCTTGGTCTTTGGCTTCTCAGTGCATGAAATCACATACAAACTTCGCAAAGGGCCAAGGCACGAGTCGAAGCTCTATCGCTCCAAGTTCGATGACAACCGCATCGGCTTCAGAGGTTTCCCAATACGCTCGCAAGAGTCAATCGAGAAGTGGGACCTTGACCAAGACGATGGTGCGGTGCGCGGTGTCATCCAGGTCGCGCCACCTAACTACAACCGGCGATACATCCCGGCAGATAAGTTCTTGCTCTTCAGAACCGAAGCGCACAAGAACAACCCAGAAGGTCGCTCGGTGCTTCGTAATGCGTACATCAGTTACTACTACAAGAAGAAGATCGCGACTTATGAAGCCATCGGCGTGAGCCGCGACCTTGCTGGCTTGCCTTGCATGGAAGTCCCGCTTCAGATGCTCTCAAGCAATGCAAGCGCAGCAGAGAAGAGCGTGCTGGCATCGATGAAGGACATGATTCAACGTGTTGGCCGTGATGAATATGAGGGTCTGGTGATCCCTTCTGAGACCTTGAGCGATGGCACGCCATCAGGCTTCAGGCTCAAGCTCTTGAGCGCTGGTGGTCGGCGTCCCATCGATGTCAACGAAATCATCAAGCGTTATGAGTCGCGCATTCTAATCTCAGTCATGGCTGAGTTTCTAATCACTGGGCTCGATGGTCATGGCTCCTACTCACTTGTGAGCAACAAGACCTCGCTCTTTGCTCAGTCACTTGGAACCTACCTCGACTCGATTGCGTCTCAATTCAACGCGCACGCAATCCCGCAGCTCTTAGAGCTAAACGGTATCCCATACGAGTACTGCCCAAGCCTCAAGTATGAAGACGTCGAGCTGCCAGAGCTTTCAGAGTTCGCAAGTGGCATCGCGTCTCTCGTCGGTGCTGGTGTGGTTACGCCAGACGATGCACTTGAAGACCACGCACGAGAGTTCGCAGGCTTGCCACCGGTTGAGCGCGAGACTGCTCGGGTACAAGAGGCACCAGAGGGTGAAGGCATGGAAGACCTAGAGGGGCTTTATGGCCAAGGGGGAGACGATGGCAACGATTAAGATTGAGGCACCGGAAGGGTATCATTGGATGGATACCGCTGGCGGTCCTAGCTTGATGGCTGGCGACTACACGCCACACGAGGGCGCTTCGGCTGAGTATGAGTTTGAGGTTGTCGAGTCACACGATGAGCTTGAACTCATCGAGAAACCAGGGCCAGGCAAGCACTCAGCAGCATGGGACGCCATCTATGAGGCCATCTTGGAGCGCACCGGCAACAAGCAGCTTGCAGCGGCAACCGCAACCGCTCGCGTTGGTAAGCAGAAAGACGACCCCAGCACACCAGCAAAGCCCAGCGAGCGGCGCACGGGATCAACTCGCAACCCCGAGGGCTCTGCCGGTGGGTCTCGCGGTGGTATCGAGCTCAGTGATGCCAACGTCAAGGCACTCGAAAACCTACGCGATGAGCACAATGAGCGCTACACCGCTGAAGGCAAACAAGCAGACCTTGGGCAGCTCAAGGCAGTCTTTCGGCGTGGTGCTGGTGCGTTCTCGGTGAGTCATCGCCCAAGCGTTGGCAGCCGTGACCAGTGGGCTCTTGGGCGCGTCAAGGCGTTCTTGGAGCTACTAGGCACCGGCAAGCCTAAGAGTGCCAAGTACACCGGTGACAACGACCTACTACCGGCAAGCCATCCACGTTCGAGTAAGACCGAGAAACGCTTGCTCTTCGTCGTGAGCACGCCATCAGGGCTCGATGTTGCCCGAGGCAAGCACTTGTGTGGCCCAAGTGGTGAACGCTTCGCCAAGAGCTACCTGGAGCCCGTAGGGCTTAAGCGTGAGCAGGTTGACGTGATTGACCTTGGCGAGCTTGGTGACCACCAAGACGATGAGCCGCTTGCGGTCATCGCGCTCGGTACCGCAGCCCGTGAGGTCTTAGGTAAAGCGGCAGACCTATCGTTGCCTCACCCGGCAGCCATCAGGAAAGCGCAGCACGCCGAGGCTCTTGAGCGTCGCATCAGTGACCTCGATGAGCTGATTGAGAAGGTTGAGACCAGCTTCTTGCCACCGAAAGGCGTGCAAGAGGCAGCCCGGCGAGGTCTTGAGCTTCGTCGTGAGCATCGCAGGGGTGGCACTGCCGTCGGTGTTGCTCGAGCTCGTGACCTTGCCAATGGTCGGCGGGTCTCAATCAGCACGATCAAGCGGATGGTCAATTACTTCGTCAGGCATCAGAAAGACATGACGGTGCCCAAGAATCGAGACCGCAGCGCTCCAGGGTATCCGGGAGCTGGTCGCATTGCTTGGCTCTTGTGGGGTGGCGACTCTGGCCAGCAGTGGGCCAACACCATCAACGAGCGCTATGAGCGTGAGCGTGAGCGTGAGAAAGCCAGCAAGCGAGTCGGCATCTACAAAGCCGATGAGTCAAAGCGCATCGTCTACGGTGTAGTCTTAGACCCCTACATCATCGATGCACATGACGACTATCTGAGCCCGGCAGTCATCGAAGAGACCGCGCACGACTTCTTGAGCGAGTCGCGGGTGGTAGGTCTTGACCACAATGGCGCAGCCGATGGTGCCAAGGTTGTCGAGTCTTGGATCCAGCCCTACCCGTCACCGGAAGACTACAAAGCAGCCATTGAGGGTAAACCTCACAAAGCCTATGCCCAGAGCTTCGGTGATGACGTTGTGCGCTCTGGCTCGTGGGTGCTCGGTGTAAAGCTGACTCCTGAGCTCTGGAGTCGTGTGCAGTCGGGTGAGCTGAATGGCTTCTCAATCGGTGGCTATGGTCAGCGCGAGGACATGGCAGAGGGTGAGATGCCCGAGGTTGAATTCATCGCGCAGGGTTGACCAGGCATAGCGCTCTGATACGATACGAATAGCGGTCGAGCAGACCGCGCACCAGCCGAGTAGGCAAATCAACACAAACAGTCGAGGTGAGACGATGGCAAAGAAGCGCCGCGTCACATCGCTCAAAGACGTGAGGACTCATGAGGTTTCACTCGTCGAGAGCGGTGCAAATCTAAAACGCCGGTTTCCGATTATGAAAGCGGCACGAGGTAACACGATGAAGATGGAAAACATTCTTGTCGAAGTGCTGAAGGCCGAAGGACGGTCGGAAGCAATCGCAAAGTTAGAAGAAGACATGGAGAAGATGGAACTGCCAGAGGACGCCAAGGCGGCAATCTCGGCAGCTATGAAGCTCCTGGAGTCTTTCTCTGACATGATGCCGGTGAGTGACGCGCTGCAAGCGCTTCGCACTGCTAACGGTGAAAAGGTCGAGGTCGAAATCGAAGCGTCTGAAGAAGAAGAAGCTGAGAAAGCTGAGCATGAAGACGAAGAGATGAAGAAAGAAGACGAAGAAGAAG